ATAGGTTTGGTTTTCTTCGCCGGATAGATCGCGCTTTTCAGCTGCTGCTGAATCGAGAAGAGCCTTAGCTTCTTCCCAAGCCTTTGCACGAGCTTCCGCTTGCTGACGGATGTAGTCAGACATGTGAACTCCTAAAGTGTTTGGATTGGATTGTGGTTTGTTCTGCGTGGCTCCACGTCAGTTGCGCAGTGGCGGCTCCGCACAATGCTTCTTTAATTATTGCACAAATAAAAACAGACCCAGATGCTTCCCCACATCTGAGTCTGTCCTTTGTCTAAATGCTAGAACGCCTTGAGCATGAGGTCAAGTTGTTTGCGCTTGATCTCTAGCATGTCGACCTGTGTTGGCTGGTCTGCTCGTAGCTTGGAAACTACTTCGCTGATCAGGTCTGCGTGTTGTGCTTCCAATGTTTCGCCGGCTTCTAGTTTCAGAATGGCATCGCTTAATGCATCCACGTCTACTGCGGTTCTTTGCGCCAAAATGTCCAATGAACGAACGCTGGCGGTTGTTGCTTCGTAGGCTGGAAAACCAGTCACAATTGAAACTTCATGTAGGCGTACTTGATGCAGTTCACGTGTTGCCCCGTCTGAACTCCATGAGTCCCCTTTCGGTGGAACGCTGAACCCGAAGGACATAGATGAAACATCGCCGCGCCGCATCAGCACCGATAGGTCGCGCCCAGCTGTGGTATCTGGAAGTTGCGCCTGCGCTAGTAATCCGCGTGAGTCCTCGGTCAGCTGCAAAGTTCCAGCGCGTGTTGATCCTAGAACTACATCTGTGTTGTGGTTCATGAAAAGTTTGATTTCGTTGCGCGACTTTAGGGAACGCTTGAACGCGCCTTCCTTGATCACCTCTGTAAAAGGCAACGGCTCCGATGGGGAGTTAAATACTGCGGCGTATCCTGTGAAGCTCATTCCATCGCTGGATGCTTCAGCTGCGCGAACGTCAAACTCTACGGTATTAACGCGGCGTTCTACTGTGGTTGTCATTTGTTGCCCTTCGTCATTGTTTAAGTTTAACGCTATCGTGCGCCATTTCTCATTCTGCAAGTCGTTCATCGTTCTTTCTTCAGCTCGTATCCGTTCCACCACGCCTTGCGCATAATCAAGGACTCGTTGCGCCTGTCGCTTTGATGGGCCTGATCCCCACAACAAATGAGCAACTACTCCGGGGCTGGGGTAATTCTCTGAGCTGGGATCTGCATCTGGCGAATCCAAATCGACTATGTGTCGAGCGATCCATGCGGCTATCGCGATCCACTTGTCATCTGAAACTTGACCATCTGCCATGAGTCTTGCATCGCGTATTGTCTTGTCGACTAATCCATCGCCGCCTTTGCCCTCTGCGTAGTAAGCAAGTCCACGCCGAGCTGCGGCTCTCATGTAGGCAGGGGCTTCTTGATTGATTGCGCGTTGATCCTGTGGCACGTCTGGAACGTCAGTCACATCGAGCGCGGTTATTCCTAGTTCGCGGTAGACAGCTCGGTTAGCTGGGTTGTTGTCGATTGCAAGAATGACATTGAATTCTTTTAGTAAGGCTTCGGCTGTTGCCTTCTTGAAGTCTGGCGTATCGGCGGTGCTTCCGGGGTTCATGAATAGGCGGTCATAATCCACGCCTAGTGAGTCGAGCTGCTCCACCGTTGAGTCCCTTTGTGAAACGTTGCGGCCTGTTACAATAAAGATTTCAGTATCTTCCATGTCATCTATGTAGGCATAGGTTTTTTCTACGAGCCTTCCTGCTTCGATCAGCGTTCCATCGATGTCTACGATTACTGCGAGTGGGCCGGAGTCGATTCGTTCGCCACCCGGTTCCATGTCCTCTGCAAGTGATACGGCGATCATGTGATCTACTGCATCCTGCTTGTTCTCATGGCAACCAATAACTTCGCCGTCATCTTTAACGGTTGCCCAACCTGCGCAGTCAGCTGCTTTGTCTGTTATGAAGTACGGCATTAGTCCAGTGTCTGCCTTAACCAAGAGGCGGCGTGTGATCCGCCTGAGCTGATTGCGTATAAAGATTCACCGGGATTTAGTGTGAGTTCGATGCTGTCTAATTTAGGAAGTCGCAAGCCGTTGGAAGTTGTCACTGAACCATTGCCGAGGAATAAATCATTCGTATTATCGTTGTTGTGAATATGAATGCTGGAAGGGTTTGCTGACGAACCGTCTATTTGAACTCTGCTAGTTCCTACCGTCACCTGTCCTGAAGTGATCGCCATAATTAAACCTCGTAGACGGATGAAGGGTCTAGTGGGTCTATCTGCGCGATTGCTTGAAGCTGAGTAGACGGTAGACCTGTGTGCGTAATCTTTGGCAAGTCGAGAGCCACCAAAACAGAAGCAGGATCGAAACCTGACAGAATAAGTTTTTGAGCCATCGTGACTCGCTTGTCTGTTTCCACGAGTGAAGCTGCACCAAGATCCACGTTAGCCAAAGGCACGCGATAAACGTCACCGCCATCAACTGGTCGTAAATCCTCGAATCGTCTAATGTCATTAACACTTAGGAATCCTGCCTGCGATCCGATTGAGTAGCCGTTCATTCTTGTTGCAAAATCACCGCGAAGTAATCCGTCTACGTTAAAGCGAATAAATGCCCCTTGTGGAAGCAGTGCGCTGTAGGCATCTTCAATCTTTGCAACGTAAGGCCGTAGCGTGTGTGTTACAAAGTTGATGTTGTTCTGCTCCACGCTGGCGTACGACATTGCGCCCGGTGTCGTGATGCCGATCATGTGTGGTGGAACTCTGAACATGCGAGCCACTTCTTCAATGGCCAGCTTGCGGCTGTCGAGCATTTGGGCTTCGTCTGGGTTTACGCCGGTGCGCACAAACTTTGCGCCGCCTGTTAGCAGTCCAGTCTTGTGTGCTTTTTTGTACCCGTTATGGCGTGAGTTGAATCCATCCACGAGCTGCTTCGCTTGATCGCTGTTGAGTCCTTGTGGTGTTTCAATGATTCCGCTTGTCGTTGCTCCCTGCCCAAAGAAACGAGAGGCGAAGGATTGGAGTGCGCTGGATAATCCTAGATTGTCTTTGAGTTCAGTCACCCTTGACATTCCTCGAAGCTCGCCAGCCTTGCGCATTTCAGTAATCTGCAGCATGTCCTGCTTGCTTATTGGAGTTTCGTTTGCGTTGTCTATGATGTATTCAATTTCGCGTGTTGCTTTGTTTCGCGTTAAGGTTACGCGTGTTGGATCAATTACAACGAGGTTTATTACCTGCCCGGAGCTGTCCCTGAAAACTCGAACGAATGCATTTCCGTCTAGCAATAGCGAAATGAGAACTTGCTGGTAGTGCTCGGAACGCAACAGGTCTACGTCTGGTCTTTGAACCCATGCCGGCTGTGGTCGGTACGGTACGCGGTCACCATCTATTCTTCTGAAGGCATCAACCGGCAGCGTTGAGATGGTGTCTGAAATTAAAAGAACGCAGGCATAGAAAGCGTTTATTTTTATTGCTTGGGTTTGATCTATGTTTGTGCCGGCTTCAGTTGTAAATGCGAACGAGTCCCCTGCTCCCCAGACGGATTGAAAGCTGATCGCTCTTTCTTCTTGGTTGCGACCTGTTAAATTTCCAAGCATTATTGACCCTTCTCAAATGCAATTCCAACTAGCAAAATACTTACGCCAGCTGCGACGATTCCTAGTGGCACAATAAATAAACCGAGGCCGATGGAAATGGTTGCCAGTCCGACCACTTGCAAAATTGACGGGATCAACGCAACTCCTAGAAACTAAAGAACTGAGGCACAACGGGTTCTTCTCTGGAAACAGTTGCCCTATCAAATCCTATGATACTAGCAACTGCCGCATCTATCTTTCGTGGCGATCCGCGATGCTCTTTCACGATGCGTGGCCCTAGCCTGTCTGTCTTTACAACTGCGTTCTGCAAATGCCGAAGCAATAACGGGTTTCCATCATGCGTGAGCTTGTTGGCAACGACGGCATCGTAAAACTTCGCGCACGCTGGCACCATGCGAGCCGGTGAAGTCGAAGGCCATTCAACGATTGGGAATCCTGCTTCGTCTAATACCTGCATTGTCCTTTGCCATCTGAATGGGTCGCATGCTATCTCTCGCACGTTGTGCGTGGAACAGAATTCGATGATCGTGTTTTCCACTTCCAAAATGTCCACGCGCCAATCGTCTACATCCTCAGGTTGCTTTTCCCAAGCCTTGACCATAAATACGTAGGGTTGTTCCTCGCATGTGACTCCAATAATGACCGAGGCATCGCCGCTAAAGGATCCATCGAAACCGAGAACGATTGGAACGTCTGGCGTAATCTCTCGCCTGACTTCGAGCTGCTCCCACGCTCCGTTTGGAAGCCACGCGGTTTGGCTGCTCACCCATTGGTTGCATCGCTTTGTTCGGAACTCTGCTTCTGGCGTTCGCTTAACCATAGCTGCAAAATCTTTAGGGTCGTTCAAATCCCCGAAGGCTGGATTCGCTTGTTTCCATGTCAGTTCGAGATGGTGATCTGCTTCTGCTTCGGCTTCCCACCAAGCCATGAAAAAACTGGTATCTATGATTTCTTTTTGCGCGACTCGTTTTCCGTATTGGTACAAGTTATAGGCCACCGAGTCCTGCCCTGATGCGTCTGCTTTTACGCCGGCTGTGGTTACTGCGATCAGCATCGGTTCTCGCCTTGCGCCCATGCCCAGCTGCATAACGTCAAAAAGTTCACGATTAGGGCTGGCGTGTAGTTCGTCAAAAATTACGCAGGTGGGGCTCAGTCCTTCTTTCGAATAGGACTCGCTTGAGAGGACTCGGTAAACGGAACCCGTTGCCGGCACTTCGATTGCATCTCGGTAAACGTTGCAAAGTTCAGCCAGCTCTGGCTCCGCTTCGATCATTCTTTTGGCATCGCTGAAAACGATTCGGGCTTGGTCTTTGTCAGCTGCGCAGGAATAAACTTCGCCGCCTTCTGGCCCCATGATCAGCGACCATAATCCGATGCCTGATCCGAGTGCGCTCTTGCCGTTCTTCCGGGCCATCCCGATTAAGGCTGTTCTGTGTCGGAACTTTCCGTCTGTTCCCACTGCGAACATGTGCCGCATGAGTTCGTGTTGCCATGCGCGTAGTTGCATCTTGTCCCCTGCGTATCCGGCAACTGTTTCCTTTGTCTGAATTGCGAACGTGTCTATGAAGTCTGACACTTGTGCGCCACGCGATTTTGTGAGTGCGGCTTTGTTAACTGGTGTCAGCCACGTTGGAGGCCATGCTTCAATTTTTCGCGCTGGCACGTGCCTTCAAGTCCTCTAGTTTGGATTGCCGTTTGACTTCAGCTACGCCTAGCCTTGATCGGTCTGTCGGTGTGAATCCTAAAAGTGAAAGGTTAGCGACGAGCTGGCGGTCTAACTCTCGCAGTGACTTGCGCTCGTCTGGTCTGTTGTTTTGTAATACTTGAATTCTCAAGTTCCGGCGTTCGTCTAAAAGTTCGCAGGTCATCAGTAACAAATCCACGTCAGTATTCAAACTGAGCCAAGTCTGCCCCATGCCCCAGATGCGATCCCATAATTCCTGTCCTGCGGTTAGCAGCTGGCGTGATGGTTCTGGGATTGAATAAGCGGATGGAAGCAGCACCAGTTCTTTTTGATCTGGCAGTGCTCGCTTGCCGGGGTTGCCGGTTAGGCGTTTTTGCTCGATTGGTTTTGGTGGTCTGCCACGTGGAGCCATCTGTTACTCCTCGATGAGTTGTGCTTGCAGTCCTGTTAAGTTTTCCCAACGCTTGATAATTACGTCTACATATTTGGGATCGTATTCCATCATAAAACAATTGCGGCCTATCTGCTCAGCTGCGATTAGTGTGCTTCCTGATCCGCCGAATAAATCCAGCACGATTTCGTTTTGCTTACTACTGTTTTTTATTAGTCTGCCGATTAATTTGATGGGCTTCATTGTCGGATGTAAATCGTTTACGCTAGGTTTGTCCTCGTTGAGGATTGTCGTACTTATTTTGTCGCTTAGTAATTCCTTTAGGAGTTCTTGCATTTCCTCTTTGCTCATCGTGTTGACGTTTGTTTTTTTGTTTTCCAGAATTGTGGATTGAGTTCTGTCATCCATGAAGTAGTGCGCGGCTCCGTCTTTCCAACCGTAGAGGCATGGCTCATGCTTCCAGTGGTAGTCCTGCCTACCCAAGATAAAAGTATTTTTATTCCAGATGAGTTGTTGCCGAACTTTAAAGCCGGCATCGATCAATGAACTTTCAAAGTTGATGTGCTCCCTCGATGCGTACCAAACGTAAAAGGCTCCGCCTTGTTTTAGGCTCGCTTCCAAATTCTTAAAACACATAGTTAGAAAGTTTTTGAATTCCTGATTGCTCATATCGTCATTCTGGATTTTCATTCCCTGACTATTTTCAATGGCAACGTTGTAGGGCGGATCGGTTACGACTAGGTCTGCGAGCTGCGATTCCATCAGTCTTTCCACGTGTGCCTTGTTCGTGCTATCGCCGCACATGACTCGGTGCCGGCCCAGCTGATAAATCTCACCAAGTTTTGCTGTTGCGTTTGTCGGCAAACTTGGGACTAGATCTTCTTCCAAAATTTCCACCAGCGTTGGCGGTTCTAAAGTTTCAAATCCGATGTCTTTCAAATCCCAACCGTTCGCATCGAGTTCCAGAAGCTGGTCTGCTAGGACTTTGTCATCCCATTCTGCGAGCTCCGCAGTCCTGTTGTCTGCTAGTGCGAATGCTCGGATCTGTTCCCATGTCCAGCCCACTGGCGTTCTGGCGATCACGATTTCTGTCCAGCCTAAATTCTTTGCTGCTTCAAGGGTGCCGTTGCCGGCCACCACGATTGAGTCTGGCGTTACGCAGATTGGTTTGCGTTGCCCGAATTTGATTAGCGAATTCTCGATTGCTTGGAGGTTCCTGCCGTCATGCTTCCTTGCGTTGGCTGGATCCGGTGTCAGGCTGGCAATGGTTACGGTTTCGATCTTGAGTTCAGTCATGATTTGAGTCTAACCAAAAACCGCGCAAAACCGCCATTTTCCAAAACTGGGAATTTCGCGGAAACGTGCAAATGTT